CCGCTACGCGTGCGCGAGGCGACGCGACGGCGGCCACGAGAGCGATTCGGGGTGGGTGGCGTGCTGACACCTCGCATGCGGGCGGCGCTCGTCACGACGATGGTCGAAGCGCGCGACTGGAATCCGAAAGCGTGCGGCGAAGCGATCGACCGCATGGACGCCACCGGCCGATTCCAGCACCAGGCGTTCTACGTCAGCGTCGTCGGCCGCTACGTCAGCGCCCTCACCGAAGACGGACGCCCGCGCTTCACCACACCAGCCCTCCTCGCCGACGAAGGCGAGCACTGGACACACACACCCATCGAAGGCCGCAAAGCACGCGCCATCTGCACCACGCATGGCCTTCCGTTCCCCTGCGAAGACTGCAAGACCGACCCCCACCTCAAGCCACTCGACGACCCGAAGTCGTGGCGCGCGACGTACAAGCAGCGCCGCGAACAGGAAGCCCAGAAGCGCCGGCAGATGACCGCCGACCAGGAAGCACGCCGAGACGCCGCACGACACGAAGCCGCACGCAAAAAAGCCCAACGCCTCGACGCAGCCCGCGCCGAACTACACCAAGGAGACCAGCAATGACCACCACCGACCTCAAGCCCGGCGACCTCGTCCAGCACCCCGAGTGGGGACCTGGCCTCGTAGGGGGCGGCAAGCAGATCTTGTACCTCGCTCGTGACGGATTCGTGTACGCCGCCTTCGACCCCGACGGCTGGGAGCGCGTCGAGAACTGCACCACCGATGAGCGGCGCATACTCGACGGACTTTGCGGCCGATACCACGTGTTCCTCGCCGAGAAGCTTGATGCCGACGAGCAGGGCGATGCGCGGGGCGGCGACCGCGAGACGGAGCGCGCCTCAGGTTGGTTCACGTGCCCGTGGTGCCAAGAGAGCGTTGCGGCAATACATCTCGCCTCTCGCGACGCTAACGGGTGCGTCGTTCCACTATCGCTCAGCACATCCCACCGCTGCCCGCCCGTGCAGCCCGACGAGCCGACCGAGTTCGGCGCCCGCGTCACCGTCACCCTGCCCGACGGCACCCGCGAGAAGTGGTGCCGCCTCGGAAAGCACCACTCGGCGCCCTGGCTCGGCGAGACCTACGACGTGCCCGGCGAGGAATGGGGCCTCCTCTGCCAGCGCGGCCCCGTCTTGCTCGGCTGGGACGAGTGAGCGCCAACATGCCCATGAAGCGCCACCAGCGCGATTCTCCCGGCCTCTGACACCGAAAACGTCTCCCAGTACCCCCACGACCAAGAAAGGCCCCTCAGATGCGCGTCTACGGCAACTGCGGCACGATGCCGCACACCGGATCACGACCCACCCCCACCCCCACCCTCACCGGCATCAAGCACCCGCCCAAGGCCACCGCGCTCGGCGCCGACCTCCTCAAAGCGCCCGGCCACATCGACCACATCGGCAAGAAGAAGCCAGGCCCGCGCGCCAAGACCGCGCCCCCGAGGGCGTGCGCGCACTGCGGCACCGAGTTCACACGCCGCGACGGCGAACGACTCAACGCCCACACCGCGCGCATCACCTGCAGCCGCGAATGCGCCACCGCCTACCGCACCACCAACCGAAGGAACGCAGCATGAGCCGCAACACCATCACCGCCGAGGGCTACCTGCCCGACAACTTTCAGATCATCTACGACCAGCAAGGCCGCCCCCGCCTCAACCTGCGCTTCTCCAACCAGAAGTCGCACAAGGACGAGCAGACGCAGCAGTGGGTCAACGACAGCGAGGCGATCTGGTTCGGCGTCACCATCTGGGGAGCCGAAGCCGAAGCGCTGGCCGAGAAAGCTCTCAAGGGTGCACGCATCAAGGCATCCGGGCAGCTCATCGCCCGCGCCTACACCAAGGACGGTGAGCAGCGCACCGCGTTCGAGATCGAGTTCCCCGCCGTGCGCATCGACCCGCCCAAGCAGCAGCAGGGCTACACGGGCCACCAGCGCAACGACGGCTCATGGACGCCGAACCGTGAGTCGTCGTTCAACTCGTCGACCGGCCGTGGAGGGTTCGGGCAGCAGGGCGGCGATGACCCGTGGGCGCAGCAGGCGAGCGGGCAGGCGTACGGCTCCCAGGAAAGTCCTTTCTGATGGCGGGCGCAATGGGTAGCCACCAGTCGCACGCCGCGAAGTCGACGACCTGGCTCACACCCCTCGAAATCATCCGGGCGCTCGGCGACTTCGACCTCGACCCCTGCGGCTACCCGAACTGGTCGACCGCTGAACGCCTCATCTGCCTACCCGACGACGGACTCGCCGCCGAATGGGAAGGGCGCGTCTGGCTCAACCCGCCCTACGGCGCCGCCGTGTGGACATGGCTCGACAAGCTCGCCGATCACGGCGACGGCATCGCGCTCATCTTCGCCCGCACCGAGACGTCAGGCTTTGTACGGCAGGTGTGGCAGCGCGCCGACGCGGTGAAGTTTCTACACGGTCGCTTGCACTTCCACTACCCGGACGGCGAAAGGGCGAACGCCAATGCCGGAGCGCCGTCCTGCCTCGTCGCGTACGGCGAGCGAAACGTGCGCGCCCTGCACGACTCGCCACTCGCAGGGACAACCGTCCGACTCACCCCAGAAAGGCGTGCGTCATGAGTGCACCCAAGGGTCTGACCCGCGCCGACAAGCTCGACATGATGGCGCGCCGAGCACGAGGCGAGAAGCTCGCCACCATCGCCACCGCGCACGGCGTCACCGTCCAGACCGTGCGCTACCACCTCACCCACGAGAGCGCGCCGCGCGTCCTCGCCCCGTGCGGCACGCTCGCCGCGCACAAGCGCCACCGTCGCCGCGGTGAGCAGCCGTGCCTGTCGTGCATGGACGCGCTCAACGCGTCGCGCCGTCAGAAGAGGGCAGCCGCATGAGTAATCCGTCGAAGAAGAAGGGCACTCACGCTGAGGTCGCTGCGATGAAGTGGCTGCGCGACAACGGTTTCCCCTGGTGCGACCGGCAACCCCTGCGTGGCAACCGCGATTCGGGGGACCTACTCCTCTGCGTGGGAATCGTGGCCGAAGTGAAGAGCGTCGCCAAGGGGGCAGCCGGACAGCCGCCCCGAGGACTGCTTGAGGAATGGCTTCAGCAGACTGACTCGGAGGCCGAGCACGCGGGCGCCGATTTCGGGATCTTGATCGTGAAGCGGTCACGTGTCACCAACCCCGCGCACTGGTTCGTCTATATGCGGCTCGGTGAGTGGCTCAGGCTCACCGGCGCGCACCTGCCCTTGCCCGACCCGTCGCAGCCCGTGTGCATGAGTCTCGCGTCCGCTGCCGCCGTCCTCAGATCCGCTGGGTACGGAACTGCCCCCGAAGGAGAAGTGCTGTGACCTACTACTGCGACCGCTGCCTCAGCGAGCACGAGAGCCCCGACTTCGTCTGTGTCGACTGCGAGGGAGACCCGATGGCGACGATGCACGAGCGGCCAGCCGCCGGCGCCGCTGCCTGGCTCGCCGACGAGGCGAACTCTGGAGGAGGCTCCACGCCCACACCCGTCGGCACCGCGACCATCCGCGACGACGGAGCGACCGCCATCGTCAGCTACGAAGTCGTCGCACAGATCAGCCACGACCAGATGCTCGACCTACTCAAGGAGACCCGATGAACATCCCCACCCACAACGTCCGCATCGACATCGCTACCTGCCCGAACTGCAAACGCACGATCACCGCGGATGCTGTGGTGCGCGTCAAGGTTGAGCAGCCGAAGAGCTGGGCAGAGCGAGTCAACGTCACCACGCCGGCGCAGCGCCCTGTCAGCATCAACGTCACTGCGACGCCCGCCATTGTCGGCCTCGACATCAACCACTACTGCGGTGAGGCCGTGCGCGCGGAGGAGACCCGATGAGTGCCCGGATCCACGTCGACGAGCGCATCGAGAGCTTCATCAAGCTCGGACACTGCACGCCCAACCAGAAGACGCCCGAAGTGTCCATCCACGTCGAATACGACCAGGGCGACATCGACGACGCCCTGCGCATTCTCGACGCCGCCTACCGAAGCATCGTCGCGCAGATCGAGGAGACCCGATGACCAGGAAGCTCACGCCCGCCCAGCTCGACGAGATCGAGGCGGCGGCGAAGGCGGCGACGCCGGGGCCATGGGTGGCCGAGTACGGCGGTGGAGAAGAAGTCGTGCTCCCGTCGGACGCGCTTTCGACCCTGGAGGCGGTGTGCGTGACCAAGCTGTGGCACCGGCAGGCGGATGCCAAACACATTGCGGGTCTGTCTCCTGACGTGGCCTTGGCACTGGTGGCCGAGGTGCGGGAGCTGCGCGCAAAGGTGGAGCGGGTGCGACTGTTGCACGAGCCGAGCGGCGACCCGGTGCTCGACTCGCTGTCCACATGCGATACCTGCTCGGACTTGGACGGCAAGTCGCCACGATGGCCGTGCGACACGATCAAGGCGCTCGGGGAGGAAGCGTGAACAGCGCACCCGACGTCGAGCGGCTGGAGAAGGTGGCGCGGGCTGCGCTGGTCGGTTCGCCCCAGGGCTGGACAGCACATCCCGCAGATGGCGACTACGACTACTTCGTCGACGCTGGTGGTGCCTACCTGGGCGCATGTCCCGACTGCGGAGTCCGCTCGAGTTTCGACAAGGAGGACGCCACCCACATCGCCACCTTCGACCCGCCGACTGCGCTCGCTCTCGTCGCTGAGGTGCGGGAGTTGCGCGCCAAGGTGGAGCGGGTGCGGGAGTTGCACCGGGAGAACGCGTACCCTGACCGGCCCGTGTCGCGCTGCCGCGACTGTGATGACGTGTGGCCGTGCGAGACAGCCCGGGCGCTCGGGGAGGAGGCATGAGCGCGCCGCTGTTCGGAACGCCGGTTGGCCCGTGGTTCCGGTGGTTCGCGTGGCGACCCGTGAGGACTGCCGACCGTGGGTGGCGCTGGCTGGTCTTCGTGTGGCGACGCCGCTACCAGACGAAGCTCAACCTCCCCGGACCCATCGACCAGTGGTTCCATACCGTTGTTGATCGGGAGGAAGCATGAAGCCGTGGAGCATGTGGCGCGATCCGTGGTTCATCGCGCACATGGCCATCGCCGTGCTGACGCTCGCCGGCATCGTCACTGTCGGTGTCATCGCGGTGACGCATGACGACTCGCCCGGCCCTGAGTGGGTGCATGACCGTGGGTCGATCTACTGGACGTGCACGTCGGATGGGCACGCGCTCATCAAGGACACCGATACCGGCTCGACGATGCTTGCGCGTGACGACCGCAAGTGCGACTCGGGAGGATGACCGCGAGCGCCCCGCCATCGTGCGGGGCGCTCGTGTTCGTTTCTGTTGAATCCAACACTTGACGGGTAGAATCAAACATACCCCGCCACCTCACAGAACGGCTCGCCCACCGTGACTGCTGAACCGCTGACGCCAGCCCAGATCGCCGGCCGCATGACCGCCGCCCTCGCCACCATTACGTCGCTGTGGCCCGACATGCTCACCCCCGCCTCAAGCAGCCACCATGGCGGCACCGCGCCCATCCTCAGCGACGACGACGAGTCCGACGCTGACACGCCCCGCACCCTGCGCATCGTCGCCGTCCGCCAAGAAGTGAACTGGCAGGTACGCGGCTGGGCTCAGGTGCTCATCGAAGACCACCAGCTCGACGACCATGCGCCCGACGGGCACGACACGCTTGGGCTGTGCGCCTACCTGCGCAAGCACATCGACCTCATGGCGACGCACGAAGCCAGCCTCGACGCGCTGCAAGAACTCGAAGACTGCGCGCACGCCGTCGAGCACTGCGTCTACGGTGCGCCCGCCCGACGCCAAGCACTCGGCCCCTGCCCCGACCCGACATGCGACGGCACCGTCCGCGACACCGCCACCTACGACGAGACCGGCCGGCGCCTAGCGTCCTGCACCCGCTGCCACACCGAGCAGACACAGATGGACTGGGCCGAAAGCATGGGCATCACCATCCCCTCGTCGCTCACCAAGCGTGAACTCATACGGCTCGCGCACGAGGACTACGGCCTCACCCTCACCGAGCACGGCATAACCTGCCTCGTCTCACGCGGCACGCTCACCCCACTCGACTCCAAGAGCAGGCCGCAGCGTTACGGGTACTTCGCGTGCATCGACTACTTGACGACGAGGCGTGCCAGGACTTAACCTCTCACTGCGGGACATTTGTCGTCCCCAGAATCGAGCGCCCTGAGTCATTGCGACCGGGGCGTTTCGCATGTCCGGGCTTACTCGTGGCGAGGCCAGCCCGGACGTCGACCAAGTCCACGCGCACGCGCCCACCTAGCCACTGGCATCGGACGCAGCGTGTGGCCCACCATCCGGCCCGCCGCAGCGGATGGCGTGACACACCCCGCGCGCCCTAGGGAATGGCGGGGAGCTGCGGCCACAACGTGAAGGGGTGAGCGCATGGCTGAAATGATGACGTTCCGGCGCTGCACCGACCCGGACCTGAGCGATGTCCTCGCAGGCCTCGAAGGCGAGACGATCAACGTCGTAGACCACGACGGAAACGTCATCGGGCGGGCCATCGTCGGCCAGCGCATCTACTCCGACACGCCACTCCTCGACCTTCACGTCGATCCTGACATGCGAGTGATCGGAGCGTGAGCATGGAACGCACACTCATCTTCGTTCGGGCAGGACGCGCCTTCACCAAGCGCCGCCCATTCTGCGCCGACACGCTCGCCCACTTCCCCACCATCGCTGACCTCTACGAAGAGCAGGCGATGCGACGGGCGACACGCGCCGAGGTGAGACGTGGGATGCCTTGACCGGCCACCCACTGTGACGCTGCCACCGCTTGAGTGGCAGCCAGACATGGGGCTTGGCCTCGTCACCATCCTGCTGAGACTGACGACAGACGGGTGGGTGACACGTGCGTCGACGCTGGACGTTCAACCTATCGCTCACCATCGGCCCCGAGCCTGACGAGCACCCGCAACAGTGCGACGACAAGACCGCGTACACGCAAGCCGAGCAGGCGCCCGACTACCACCCGCCCGAGATGCACATCGGATTCAGGGGGCAGTGACGTGAGCAAGCGTGACACCTACCGCGAGCACATCGACTGGGCCGACGTCGAACGCGCGTACGCCGAGCAGCGACACGAGCAGGACATGCGTGACCTCATGATGCCCGAGCGTGGCGTCATCGTGGATGAGTGCAGATGGGGCAGAAGGTGAGGCGGCCCTGCCTCGACTGCCCGCGCATCGGTGAATGGAAGCGCGGCAGGTGCCCCGAGCATGACCGGGCACGCGACAAGGCACGAGGCCCGCGAGCCCACGGCAACGCCGACGCCACCCACAAGCGCACACGCGCCGCCTACCAACGTCGCCTCGACGCCGGCGAGACACTGCACTGCTGGCGATGCCACAAGCCCATCAACCCGACCGACTGGCACCTCGGCCACGACGATGACGACAGGTCGATCTACCGCGGCCCCGAGTGCCCGAGCTGCAACCTCAGCGCAGCAGGGCGAGCGAGCCATGCATAAATCCACCCCGACTGCATACCCACTCGCAACGGGTGGGGGGTGGGGCGAAACCCCGCCGAGCAAGTCCCCCGCTGGGGAGGTGCCTCGCGGTCCAGAGAGGCTGAGTTTCCCCTGGGGGCCGCTTCCGAGTGCATGAATATCCATCAGGTTCCGGCGCGATGTCGTTGAACCGTCCTTGATCGGGTGCGATGCCCGTCGAGATCGGAGGTCTGCGATGCCTGCTGCCATCCCGCCCGGCCTGGGCGCTGGTGGGCGCGCCCTGTGGCGCGACATCGTGAAGGCCCATGACGATCTCGACGCTGTGCAGCTCGTGCAGCTGCAGGAGGCATGCCGCGCGAAGGACCGCCTCGACAAGCTCGATGAGATCCTTCGCGGCGAGGTCGAGGTGTGGACGACCCTCGTGGAGAGCAGCCAGAACCCCGACGCGGCCGAGGTGAAGATCGACGGCGCGCTGCAGCAGGCGAATGCGACGGCAAACCTGATGAAGCAGCTGCTTGCGGCGATGCGTCTGGCTGACCCGGAGACGGGGAAGAAGCCTCAGTACCGCGGCCCGCGAGGCGCTCAGGCGCCGAGCGTGCCGCGCTCGGGCGGCAAGGTGTCGAGCCTTGATCGGGCGCGGGCGGCCAAGAGCGGCTGATGGGCAAGCACACCGAGTGGGCCGGCCCGATCTTCGACGGCCATGCTTGCTCCCTCGGCTACGAGGTGATTGACCAGATCGAGGCCTTCATGTGCCACGGCGAAGGGGACCTGCAGGGGCAGTCTCCGACGCTCGATCAGGAGATGGCCGACCACATCATCGAGTGCTACCGCATCGACCCGGTCACAGGGCGGCGCGTGTACAACGAGGCCGTCCTGTCGCGCCCGAAGGGGCGTGCTAAGTCGGAGATCGCGGCATGGATCGCGACGGTCGAGGGTTTCCTGCGGTGCCGCTTCGACGGATGGGACGCGAACGGGCAGCCCGTGGCGCGCGCTGTGCAGACGCCGATGATCAAGTGCCTCGCGACCGAAGAGGGCCAGGCGGGAAACACGTTCAAGACGATCGCCTACATCGCCGGCGAGTGGGGCGCTGACATGCACCCCGACATCTACCTCGGCACGGGCGGCGTACGGCGCTACAACAGCGCGTCGGCGCTGTACCTGCCGTACGGCGGCGAGATCCGCGCATCGACGTCAGGAGCGGCGTCGAAGGACGGCGGCCTCGAGTCGCATGTCGTCGCTGATGAGACGCACCTGTACACGCTGCCCGAGCTGCGTCAGATGTACGCGACGGTCGCGCGCAACATGGGCAAGCGCAAGGACGCTGACCCGTGGCTGCATCAGACGTCGACGGCGTACCGGCCGGGCGAGAACAGTGTCTTCGAGGAGACGCTGACGATGTGGCGCAAGGGCGAGCTGCCCGACAGCGTCTTCGTCAACCATCGTGAGGCGTCCGGCAAGATCGACATCTACGACACCGAGCGCACGCTCAGGCAGCTGCGTGAGGTGTACGGGCCTGCGGCCGAGTGGATCGACCTCGATCGCAAGGTGCGCGACATGCGTGACCCTCGCGTATGTCGCGACGAGGCAACCGCGGCGCGGTACTACCTGAACCGGCCAATGTCGACCGACGACTCATGGATTCCGCTGAGCGTGTACGACCGCCAGACCAGGCCTCGCGTCGTCGAGGCGGGCGAGGCCATCGCAATCGGGTTCGACGGCTCTCTCAACGACGACTCGACCGTGCTGCGCGGCTGCTGCATGTCGGATGGCTACCGCTTCACGCTCGGCATCTGGGAGAAGCCCACAGGAGCCATCGTGTGGGAAGTTCCGCGCGAGGACGTCCTCACGGTCTTTCGTGAGGCGATGGACGACTACGACGTCGTGCGCGCCTACTGCGACCCGCACGAGTGGCGATCCGACATCAACACGCTCGCCGAGGAGTACGGCGATCGCATCGTCGGCTATCCCACCTCGGTCGAGACACGCATGGCGGAGTCGCTCGACATGCTGCACACCGACCTCAAGAACGGCGTCACCTTCCACGACGGCGACAAGCGGGCCCGCGAGCACTACGGAAACGCGTACGTGCGTCGCAAGGGTGGGCGCGTGCTGGTGCGCAAGGAGACCCCGAACTCGAGCCGCAAGATCGACACTGTCGTCGGCGACGCCCTCGCCTACCGAGCACGCTCAGATGCCCTGCTCGAAGGCTGGACTCATGCGCCGAAGGCCGAAGACCGCAAGGTCATCCACTTCACCCACTGATAGGAGGTGCCTCGTGGCGGAGCTGCTGCGTGCTGCTGTCCTGTCGGACGCTGAGAAGGACACGGTCAATCGCCTCGCCGGCAAGGTGCGCAAGGACCGCCGCGACCTGGATCGCCTCGATACGTACTTCGACGGCGAGCAGCGCCTGCGCCACATCGGCCTCGCGCTGCCGGAAGAAGTGCGGATCTTCGAGACCATCGTGAACATCCCGCGCCTGGCGGTGCAAGAGCCGGTGCTACGTCAGCGCCTCAAGGCCTTCTACCGCGCTGGTGACTCGACGAGCCTGGACGATGATCTGCGCCTGTCGTGGGAGGCGAACAACCTCCCGTCGGAGTCGGCGCTGTGCCACACCGATGCGCGCGTCTACGGGCGCAGCTTCGTCGCGGTCGGCACGAACCCGGACGGCGCGGATCGGCCGCCGCTGATCACGGTGGAGTCGCCGAAGGAGATCACGTGCGAGGTCGACCGGCGCCGGCGCAAGATGAGCGCTGCGTTCCGCCAGTATCGCGACACCGACTTGAAGGTCACCCGCGGCACGCTGTACCGGCCCGATGCGACGGTGCACCTCGTGCGCGGCCAGCGCGGCTGGGAGGTCGTCGACCGCGACGACCATCATCTCGGCGTCGTTCCGCTCGTGATGTTCCTCAACGCCCGACGCGCGGGCCAGTTCGACGGTCGCTCGGAGATGGCCGACGTCATCACGAAGACGGACGGCATCGCGAGGCTCATCACGAACCTGCTCGTCGGCGCGGAAACGCATGCGATGCCGGCGCGCTGGATCGCCGGTGCGACGCAGGAAGACTTCGTTGATGAGGACGGCAACCCGATCCCGGTGTGGGAGTCGTACCTGACCGCCATCAGGGCGATCAAGAACAGCGACGCCCGCTTCGGCCAGTGGGAGGCCGGCGACCTCAAGAATTTCACTGGCACCGTCGACTCGATGCTCGCGTGGTGCGCCACCGAACTTGGGCTGCCGACTCGCTACGTGGGGCAGTCCACCGTCAACCCTGCCGCCGAGGGCGCGATCCGCGCCGACGAGTCGCGGCTCATCGTGCGGACGATGGACAAAAACCGCTTCGACGGTGACTCGTGGGCGTGGGTCATGGGGCTCGAGGAGCGCCTGCGCACCGGCAGGTGGGGCGCGCCGAACTCGATTCGTACTCTGTGGCATGACCCTGGCACGGCGACGACGGCTGAGGCTGCTGACGCTGCGCTCAAGCTTCGCTCGCAAGGCGCGCTCTCGGTCGAGGGCATGTGGGACATGCTCGACTGGGACGAGGCCCGCAAGAAGCTCGAGCGTGAGCGCCTTGACGCTGAGGCCGGCAACGCCGTGGATCACATCCTGCGTGATGCGTCTCAGGGGGCGATGGCGGATGCTGCTGACTCCGCTGCGCTCGGCGGCTGAGCACTACCGGCGTCAGCAGCGCATCACCGCGAAAGGTCTCCTGGCGGCCCGTGCCGCACGGTACGGCAGCCTGCAAGGCCTGCTCGATGCGTTCTTGCCCTACCAGCTCGCGATGGCGCAGGACGCGCAGCGCTCGACGCCGCAGATGCTGGATGAGCAGGGAATCGACCCGGCCCCCGTGGCGCAGGTCGTGACGTCACAGCTGCTCGGCGTCGCCTCAGACGGGCGCCCGCTCGCAACGCTGCTCGACTACGCGCGGTTGCGATCGGACTTCGACATGATCGTGCAGACGCAGCTCGCGGACGTCGCACGGCAGTCGGCGTCGCTCGCGAATGCGGTACGCCCGCAGGTCACGCGCTACACGCGGGTGCTGAACCTGCCCTCGTGCGCTCGGTGCATCGTTCTCGCTGGCCGGGAGTACCGCTCCCCCATCGCATTCCAGCGGCATCCCCGCTGCGACTGCAAGGCGGTCCCGTCGAACAAGGAGAACGCCGGGGATCTCGTCGCGGATCAGGGCGAGGCGTTCGCCTTCTACAAGCCGGCCGCCGAACTCGACCGCATGTACCCGCACCTGACGGTGAAGATGCGCAACGAGGCTGGGATCTTCTCTCAGGAGGACGTCTTCACCGTTGCCGGGGCACGTGCCATCCGCGACGGCGCCAACCTCAACCAGGTCGTGAACGCTCGCGCCGGGATGAGTGCCGCCGACACGCAGGTGCGCGGACGCATCTCCGCGAAGGGTCGCAAGCAGACCCGCGACGTCTACGGCCAGCAGCTGTACATCACGAGCGAAGGTGCGACGAAGAGCGGTGTCGCGCACAAAGCGATGCGGGAACGCTTCTCGTACGCCGAGGGCGGCAAGAAGCTCAAGTCGCCGCGCCTCATGCCCGAGTCGATCTACTCCATCGCCAACGATGACTTCGATGCGCTCAGGCTGCTCAAGCTCTACGGGTACGTCGTCTGACACCCCCACATTCCCCCGCCCGGCGCGACGTCGGAGCGGCCACCACTACCGAGCGATTCGGAGAACACAGCATGCCCAAGCACCTGACGCACGCCCAGATCATGGCCCAGCTCGACCCGAGCGACCCGGCCACGATCCAGCGCCTCATCGACCACCGCCGCGCCCACTTCGGCGGCGCCCGCATGGAGGCCGACGCGACGTCGGACGACACGCAGGAGACGCCGAATGACGGGGAGGGCGAACAGCCGGAAGGCGACGAGCGTCTCGGCGAGGGCGGCAAGAAGGCCCTGCAGGCCGAGCGTGAAGCTCGCGCCGCTGAGAAGCGACGAGCCGATGCTGCGGAGGCGCGACTCAAGGAGCTCGACGACGCGAAGCTGACCGACCAGCAGCGCCTCGAGGCTGAGCGCGACGAGTACCGCTCCAAGGCCGACAGCGCGGGCGCGACGCTCGCGAAGTACGAGGCGGCCGAGGCGGCAGGCATCCCGCTGACCTGGGCGAAGCGCCTCACCGGCTCCACGTCCGAGGAGCTCCTGGCCGACGCGAAGTCGATCAAGGAGCAGCTCGCGCCCAGCGGCCCGAAGCCCGACCCTTCGCAGGGCGGCGCAGGCGGGCGAACCGGTAACACCCTCGCCGACGCGATGGATGACTACCGCGCCCGCAAGAACCCGAAGAACTGACCCCCAGGAAGGGGAACACCTCATGAAGCAGAAGAAGCTCGGCGGTGGCAACTACTCGTGGATGTACAACTCGCGTGGCATCCGTGATGGCATCACCGTCCCCCTCGACGTCGCCAAGTTCGACAAGGCTACGCACTACCCCGATGGCTACTTCCCGTGCGGCCTGCCCGTGAAGCTCAACGGACTCAACGGTGCGGAGCCGTGGAAGGACGAGGCCGGCGCGAAGCTCGGCTTCGTCGGCGGCGACTTCGACACCGAGGAAGCCGCACGCGGCGTCCACGTCATCACCCACCCCGAGACGGTCAAGACGAACCGCCTCCCGGTGACGTTCACCGCCCCGACCGTTGCGTCGGTGGCTCACATCAACTTCGTGGAGGCCTGACATGCCCCTGTGGACCGAAATCATCGACCCCGTCGAGGCGACCGCCGCGGCGCGTGTCGAACTCGCCGAGTACGAGCGTCAGAACTCGCTCGCCAAGTACCTGCCGACGATCGGCGTCGACGGCGACACCGTTGAGGTCTTCTCGACCGACGACGGTCTCGTGTCCGAGGCGAACTTCCGCGCGTGGAACGCACCGCCCGAGATCGGCGAGACTCAGGCACTGACGTCGACCATCGTGAAGCTTCCCGCGATCTCGCGGAACGAGCCGATCGATGAGAAGACGCAGCGCGCCCTCAAGCGCCTGTCCGAGGATCGCGTCAAGCGCTCCATCGAGGCCGCCATCCGCCGCAACGTGTGGGCTACCGGCGACGCCCTCGAGCGCACCCGCGGCGCGCTGATCCAGACCGGCAAGGTCGCCAACCCGTGGCAGAAGAACTTCAAGCTCAACGAGGACTTCGGCCGCGACGCGGCGCTCACCCTCGACGCCGGCACGTCCGGCTACTGGAGCAACGCCGACGTCGACCGCATCGGTCAGTTGCAGGACTGGATCGCGCTGTGGAAGCAGTACAACACCGGCCAGGAGCTCGGCGCGATCCTCGTGTCCGACCAGTCCTTCGCCGGCTACGCCCGCGGCAAGCAGTTCGCGACGCTCCTGCCGAACGGCGGCTCGCGCACCGCGTCGAAGCAGGACGTCATGGACATCTCGTCCGCTGAGGGTTTCGCGCCGTTCGACATCTACAACCGCTCCACCAAGTCGGGGCGCGTCCTCGACCCGAAGTACATCTACCTGATGCCGGCCCCGGTCGCGCCTGACGGTGACACGCCGAGCCTGCTCGGCGCGACGTACACGGGTGAGACGCTCACCGCCGACGCTGCGGGCTTCGAGTCCGTCGCCGACGGCGACCCGCGGGGCATGGTGTGCGGCGTCTACAAGGAGGACCGCATCCCGTACACGGTCGAGGTCATGTCCGACGCCGTTGCGCTGCCGGTCGCGCAGAAGGCCAACGCCGTCCTCGCCGTCAAGGTCTTCGCCTGATGCGTCGCATGCGCTACACGATGGCCGTGAGGAACCCCGAGACCCTTGAGGTGCATGCGTTCCTCGAGGGCTCGGTGGTGCCGTCGTGGGCCGATGACCTCGTCGCGGACGCTGACACGGTCGACGGCCCCGAGCCTGTCCCCGCGACGGAGGCCGAGTCGACCGACACGAGTGAGGGCGACGAGCCGACCGATGTGGGCGGCGTGAAGCCGGACAAGACCTGGACTGGCGCTGCGATCCGTGCCTTCGCCGGCGACCACGGCATCGACCTGGGCGAGGCGTCGACGAAGGCCGACATGCTCGCTGCCATCGAGGCGGTCTGACGTGGTGGGGGTGACGGCATGGTGATGATCGAGCAGATCGCGACGCAGCTCGGCATCCCCACCCCGGCGCCCGGCTCGGTGCAGGCTGCCCAGTGGGTGGCGTGGATCGAGCAGGCGCGTGACCTCATCGCCGAGCGCGCAGCGGACATGGGTCGCACGGTCGACGCTGAGCGCGCCGACCGGGTGGTCCTGCTCGCTGTCGTAAAGATGGCGCGCCGCCCCGATGGCATCGAGCAGGTCGATGTCGCCGTCGACGATGGGCGCGTCTCGCGGCGCTACTCGTCATCGACTGGCGAGGTCGCGATCACCGATGACTGGTGGCGGCGCCTCGGCCTGTCCCGCTCTGGCGGCGCGTTCAACATCCGCCTGTACGGCAGCCCTGACCGGGGGTGTCGATGGTGAGTGACCTCGGATGGGTAGTCGATGACCTGCAGGCCGGCGTTTCCGACCTGCGCGCCCTGTCTGAGTCCCTCATGGTCGACGAGTGTCGCGTCGAGGTGCCTGGCGGTGTCGCGACTGACCCGGACACGCTGCAGGACGTTGTGTCGTGGCGCGTGTTGTATGAGGGCCGGTGCCGCCTGCAGCGTGTGAATGTGCAGGCGTCTGAGGTTGAGGCGGCTGCGGCGTTTGCGGGTAAGACGCCGACGGATTTGCGGTTGCCGCTGAGTGCGCCTGAGTTGCCGAATGAGGCGCGTGTGACGGTGACTCGGCATGCGCGTCTTGTCGGCCGTCAGATGACGGTGAAGGGGCGTAGTTTCCAGACGTTCGAGCGTGATGCTCGGTATGCGTGCGAGGGGGTGGACTGGTGACGGAACTTTCCCAGCTCGCGGCGGCGCTTGGTCGCGTGTCGACGACGCGCGCTGTGGTGCCGGTCGTGCAGGCGTCGAAGGTGGCGGCGACGAATGTCTTGAAGCAGCAGGCGTCCGGGCATCGTCACGCGAGGGGCTTGCCTGGCGCGATGAAGGGCGAGTCCATCCTCGGCGGTCTCGGTTACGAGTCCGGCCCGGAGGCGCGCGGTGTCGGCAAGCTCGAGAACCTGTACTACTTCGGGTCGTCTCGGATGGCGCCGCAGATCCCTGACCCGGTCATCGCGTTGCATGCGGAGGCTCCCATCGTTGAGCGCAAGATCGCTGATGCGGTGTGCGCGGAGATCGCGAGGCGGCTGTGAGGCCGGCGCTGCCCGACTCGCATGCGCAGGCGCTGTTCGCCGCGGTGAAGGTTGCTGTCGGTGGTGTCGTGACGTACCTCGATGAGGTGCCGGATGATCCGCCATACCCGTACGTCGTCGTCGAGTCTGATTCGGCGCAGTCGTCGCCGGAGTCCGTGGGTGACGTCAACGAGCTCGGCACCTTCCACCCGCGCATTCTCGTCGCAGGACTGTCGCCGGCGAAGGTGCGACAGGTGCGCGATCGTCTCGAGGCGCTGTACGACTCGGCGACGCCGATCGTCGGCGGTCGCCTCGTCGAGGTGGAGAAGCTCGTCGCCGGCAACATCGCGCGCGACCCCGACCTTGCGCGGCCCGTGTGGTGGTGCCGCGATCAGCTCGAGGTGCGCTCGTACGCCGCCTGACCCAACCGAACAACGAACCGAGGGCCGTCCCAACGGGGCGGCCCTTCGCATTCCCAAGAAAGGCCCGACATGGCTGATCTCGACGGATTCGTGGACGCGTACGACGCCGCCAATCACGGCAAGAAGGTGCGTGTTCCCGAGCACTTCCTGGGCGATGACTCGCCCTTCCCGAACCTGCGCGCGACGCCCCTGTCGCGTGGCAAGAAGTCCCCGGATGCCGGGGCAACAACCGACTCTGAGGAGAAGAAGTAATGCCCCTGGCTCTGGCGGCCGGCACGACGAAGCTGGCCCTTTTCTCGTCCATCCCCGGCGCATCTGAAGCGGAGCGTAAGGCTCTGCCGGCGTCCGTCTTCACGGGCACGGGTGTCATCGACGCTGCGTGCCGGATCGCGAAGTCTGACTTCAAGCTCGGCGCGAAGGAGGACAAGACGGTCACCGACCCGGCACTGTGCGATCAGGTTGAGTCCGAGGTGCCGACCTTCGCGCAGTACGAGGGCAGCATCACGCCGTTCCGCTACTTCAAGGACGGCAAGCCGGAGGCTTCGACGAGCCCTGGCGGCGAGGTCGGCGACGCGGTGTACCAGGCGCTGAAGACGATGGGCACGCGTCTGTGGATCGCTCGTCGTGACACGTCGAAGAAGTCGACTGAGGCGTGGGCTGAGGGTGACGAGTACGAGCTGTTCGAGGTCGTCACCGGCTCCCCGCAGCAGGTCGAGGGCGAGGGCTACATCAAGCGTCCGATCACGCTGTACGTGCAGCGCGCCTGGACGGGTGTCGTCGCGGCCTGACCGCTCCCCCATTCACCCCGCCCGCGACCACCTCTGCCGGTCGCGGGCGGGGCTTCCACACCCTGAGGCAGAGGGGTCTCTAGCAGAGGAGAGATGGATATGAGCAAGAAGCAGAGCGCGAAGACGGACGATTTCAAGCTGCCGGAGTGGCTCGCCGACGACGAGTACGGCTCGGAGTCGTTCGAGGTGTTCACGCACCCGAAGACGAAGCAGTACTTGCAGGCTCGTGCCGCGCATGATGTGGCGCGCGAAGAGTTCGACAAGCTTGAGGCGGAGCTGCTCGCGCCTGTCGATGAGGAGCTCGCGCCGGACGTCGCGGTCGGGGACATCGACCCGCGGCAGGAGCGCCTCGAGGCGCTCGCGGTCGAGATCGGTGAGGCTGTGGCGAAGGTCAACGAACTCGCTCCGGTGGTGCGTGAGACGGCGCACGAGATCGTCGTCGTGGACAAGCTGACGCTTGACGAGCTCAGCGAACTCGGCAACCTCGAGTCCGAGGGGCCGTTCATGGAGCTGCTCGCGCAGGTCGCGACGGTCGATGGTGATGAGCTGCCTGTCGAGGGGTGGCGCAAGCTGGCGCGCAAGTGTGGCGTCGGGCAGTGGGCGAGTCTGCAGCATGACGTCCTGGAGTACCTGGGTATGCCGGGGGTGACGCCGGATTTCTCGCTGCTCACCTCGCCGACCATCCGCGAGTAGTCGATTACGTCGAGGCGGCGCGCTCGTGGGGTGTGCCGCCGTCGACGCTGATCGGCACGGGGCAGGGTGAGTGGACGGACAAGGATCGTCTGATTGCGGTGGCGCTGCATCTGCATGAGCGGTCGCTGTGTTCTGGGTGTTCGGGGCCGCTTGCTGAGTGGGATACCGAGCAGGACTACGTGCCGCAGGAGCACACGTGCCCGAAGTGTGCGGCGCAGGAGAAGTACCGCGCCGAGCATGACCATCCTGAGCCGGGCGTGAAGGTCGCGTTCGTGAAGGAGAGCCCGGAGCCGGACGCCGACGACGAGTTCGCGCCGGTCTTCGAGTGACTACCGGCCGATGCGCTGGTCGCGTTTCGCGTGGCCCCACCACAGGGCACCGCACGCGACGGCGATGACGGCGCAGATGAGCGCGCTGATTGGCGCTGGCCGGCTCGCGTTCTGCGCGGCGAGCAGCAGGAAAACAGCGGTCAGGGCGGCGAACGCGTCGCGCGACTTCAGCATGACCCAAACCTAACTGAACAGGAGGCCGCTCGTGGCGATTCAGCGTTCCGTGGTGATCCGTCTCGTCGCTGACGTGCGTGGCATGTCGGCGGGTATGGATGAGGCTGAGCGGTCGGTGACGCGTCTGGATCGTCGTGTTGCGGCGATGACGCGTGCGGTGCGGGCTGCTGCGGCTGAGTCGGCGCAGGCGTCGCAGCGTGTCGCGGCGGCGAAGCGTGTCGAGGCGTCGATGACGGAGCGTGCGGCTGCGGCTGAGCAGCGGGCGACGTCGGTGCGTGCGGCTGCGTCTGCGGCTGCGACGCGTGTCGGTGAGGCTGAGGCGCGCCTGGCGGATGTGCGTGCGGCGGGGACCGCTGAGATGGCGTCGCGGGTCACGGCTGCTGAGGAGCGCGTGACGAGCGTGCGCCGACAGGCGGAGGCTGCCGCTTCTCGTGTCGGGCAGGCTGAGGCTCGCCTGGCGGAGCTGCGTGCTGGCGGCGCTAACGTGTCGGCTGCTGAACTGAGTGCGGCCGAGCGTCGCGTGGAGCAGGCGCGCGCCACGGCTGCTGCTGCGGCTGATCGGGTGGGCATTGCCGAATCGCGCCTAGCCGAGCTGCGTGCCGCTTCCGGCGCATCTGCCGCCGAAGTCGCTGCGGCTGAACGTCGAGTCGAGGCTGCGCGCGCACGTCACGAGGCGGTGACGAATGCGGCGGCGTCGGCTGAGCAGCGGTTGACGGCGGCGCAGGAGATGCAGGCTCGTGCGGCGGCGCAGGTGACGGCTGCTGAGGAGCGCGCGACGGCTGCGACGAATGCTCACGCGGCGGCGGCTCAGCGCAGCATCGCGCGTACGCAGGCGTGGAATGCGGCGGCCGGGAAGATGGCGATGGTCGGCGGCACGATCGGTCTCGGTCTCGGTCTTGCAGTCAAGCAGTTCATGGATTTCGACGAGGCCATGTCAGGTGTGCGCGCGAACTTGTCGGGCACGCCCGCTGAGATGGATGCCGTGCAGAACGCGGTGCGCCAGGCGGGCGCCGCGTCTGTTTTCTCGGCGACGGAGGCCGCGAACGCTGCGGAGGAGCTCGCGAAGGCTGGCTTGAAGGCGGCGGACATCACTGGTGGCGCGCTCACAGGTTCTATGGATCTCGCGGCGGCCGGTGGCGTGGGTCTTGCTCGCGCCGCTGAGGTCGCTGCGACCGCGATGGCGCAGTTCCACCTGAAGGGTCAGGACGTCGCGCACATCGCTGACGTCATGGCTGCCGGTGCGCTTGCCTCGACTGCATCCATCGACTCGCTCGCGCAGGGCATGGCCCAGGGCGGTGGCATGGCTGCGTCGCTCGGCATGAGCCTCGAGCAGACCGTCGGAGCCCTGAGCCTCTTCGACCAGAACGCGCTCAAGGGCAGCGACGGCGGTACGTCGCTGAAGACGATGCTGATGTCGCTGACGCCCAACTCAGAAGCCGCTGCGACGGCGATGGAGGACATCGGCCTGCAAGCGTTCGACGCGAACGGCAAGTTCGTGGGCCTCACGTCTGTCGCCGAACAGCTCAAGAATGGCATGAAGGACATGGGCGAAGAGCAGCGTCTCGCCGCCCTCAAGACCATCTTCGGTGCCGACGCAGCCCGCGCCGCGAACGTCCTCTACCAGGAGGGCGCCGCTGGGCTGCAGGACTACATCAACAAGGTGTCGGAGTCTGGTGTGGCGGCGCAGGTCGCTGCCGCGAAGCTCAACAACGCGAAGGGTGACCTCGAGAAGCTGAAGGGCGACTTCGAGAATGTCCTCATCGGAGCGGGTGAGGGCGCGAACGGCCCGATCCGTGGCCTGATCCAGAACGTCGACAAGCTGGTGTCTGCCTTCGGCGAGCTTCCCTCTGGCGTGCAGTCGGGCGTTGTGCAGATCGCGGCGTTCGGGTCGGCGGGTCTTCTTGCGGCGGCTGGTGTCATCAAGATGGTGAACACGATCCGGTCGATTCGTTCCGGCGTCATGACGGCGGCCGGCGCGCTGCGTGACGGCGTTGGCGCTTTCACGAGCTGGGTGCGTGCGGGCGACTCGTCGGGCACGATGCTCGCGGGTCTGCGTGGCCGCGCAACGCAGGCAGCTAGCGCGATCCGCAACATGGGCGTCGTCGGAAAGGTGGGCCTGGGTCTACTCGCTGCGGGTCTCATCGCAGCGGGTGTCGCAGCGGCGACAGCTGGCCCGCAGATCGACAACTTCGGCCGCTCTGGCGCCGACCTTGGACGCGATTTGCGGACTGCTGCGGACGGCGGCAAGAACTTCGACAGCATCTTCTCGAACATGTCGCTCGCGGCTGCACGAGACCAGTCGCTCTCGCTGTCTGAGGCGACGAAGCTCCTTGGCGGAAATTACGACAAGGTTGACGACAAGGCTGACAAGTTCTTCACCGGCATGCTCAAGGGCGTGGGCGCCGCGAGCGGTGCAGCCAACTCGCTCGAAGCCGTCAAGGGCCGCTTCAAGGGTGTCGGCGATGAGCTTGCGTCGCTGGTGCAGGGTGGCCGTGCCGACGAGGCTGCACGTCAATTCTCAGCCCTGGCGCAAGCGATGGCTAAGAATGACACGGGCCCGGGCTGGGACAAGTCGACCTCTGCCGCAGATCGTTACAAGGCCGCTACGAAGGCCCTCATGGGTGCGATGCCCGGCTATTCGGACGCCCTGGCCCGCGCCTCCACCGAGCAGAAGAAGAACGCGGACGCGACAAACGCGGCGGCGCTCTCCGCGGTCAAGGCCGGCAACGCGAACGATCAGCAGAAGAAGTCTGTCGACGACCTCGCTGACTCGTACAAGAACCTGAACAACCTGCTGTTGCAGCAGCGAGCCGACGCGCGCGGCTATCAGGCGGCGTTGGATGCGGCGACCGATGCGCTCAAGGAGAATGGGCGCACTCTCGACATCACGACCGAGAAGGGCCGCAATAACCAGGAGGCCCTCGACTCGATCGCGTCGTCTGCGGGCGAGTGGGCAGCGAGCGTGCTCAAGTCGACCGGCGACCAGCAGCGCGCCAACTCGATCCTGCAGGACGGGCGCCAGCAATACACCGACATGGCGATGGCGATGGGGAGGGGCCGCGAGGAGGCGACGAAGCTCGCCAACGAGATGGTCAAGATCGACGGGGTCAACACCGTCGATGTGAAGGTCGACGGCGTAGAGGCGGCTATCTACGGCGTCAACGCGCTTGGCGAGCAGGTCATCCGCCTCAAGGGCACGAGCCTAGAGATTCCCGCGTCCGTCGAGAACGGACCGCAGGTGCTGCAGATGATGGCCGCGATCAAGGATCTTCGCCTGTCCGAGGACGGCAAGACCATGACGGTCACGGCCGAGGCAATGAAGGTGCCTGAGACAAAGGCTGCAATCGAGTCGGTTCCTGGCATCGTGCACAACAAGGATGGCTCGGTCACGGTCGATGTGAAGGAGCTCGGCGCCGACGTCGCGAACAGGGCGATCGGCGAGTTGTCGACCGTCGCGCGGATGGCGAATGGGCAGATCGTGCACATCCCGGCCGGCACGAATGCTCCTGCCATCAAGTCGCTCATCGAAGGGCTCGGAGCGAAGTCGGTCGAGGTGAACGGCACGAAGGTGCGGATCAACACGAGCGCGCCGCTCGCGAACTCTGACCGCGAGAAGATCAACAAGCTCAAGGGTGCTGCTGTCAGCGCGAATGGCACGATGGTCACGATCGACTCGAAGGCGATCACGGGCCCTGCGCTGGCTGACTTGAATCGGCTGCTGTCGGCGGCACAGAACAAGACGGTCTGGATCACGACATACACGCAGACAATCCCGGTCGGCATTCGCAACCCGAATGCGGCCGCGAATGCTGCGAGTGGTGGCGTGTCTGGCCTGCCGATGCGCACCGGTGCGACGGGTGGCGCGATCAGCGATCTCTCGGGTATGCCGCGGTTCGCGTCCGGTGGCTACCTTGGGCGGATCGGCGGCAAGCCGTATGGCTGGCAGGACGGCCGCGAGGGTGGCCGTGTGCGTGGCCCTGGTTCGGCGACGTCGGATCAGGTTGTCACGATGACGTCGCGCGGCCTGGTGCGCACCGCGAACGATGAGCACATCATCGCCGGTGACGAGGTCGCCGGTTTCGGTGGGCACGCCGGTATCTACCGCATGCGTCAGATGGCGAGGGCGGGCATTTTGCCTCGTTTCGCGTCCGGCGGTTCGGTCGATGACGACTGGACGCCTGACATGAGCGGCATCATGGCGTACGCGGCGTCGTTGAAGGTCGATCCAAGCGCGGTGACGGAGCAGCGTAAGAAGGTCGCCGACCAGAACACGGCGCTGAACAAGGCGATCCGCGACTTGAAGGCCGCTCAGGCTGGTGTGCGCGGCAAGTCGGGTGCGGCGCGCGTGAAGGCCGAGAACGCGGTTGCGACAGCGATCGAGCGTCAGGCGAAGGCGACGCAGAACTTGTCGGCGGCGCGCTCGAAGCTCGCCGGGATGGAAGCACGCTCGGGTCAGGGCGCCGGCCGTCAGTTCATCAGCGGTATCAGCGCGTCGAACTGGACGAACAAGCGATTCCTCGACGACATCGAGCGCATCAAGAAGCGTGGCTTCGCGACGGTCGCACGCTCACTGCTCGAGGACGGCTCCGACAACGCGGTGAAGGCTGCCCACTCGCTCGCCTCTGGTGCGCGCAGTGAACTCGTCGTCACCGACAAGGGTCTGAAGTTCTCCGACGCGCAGGGCGACCGGCGCAGGAAGATGCTCGACGACCTCAAGGGCATCAGCTCTGACGGGTTGGCGGCGACAGCGCAGCAGCAGGCGAACGCGCAACTGCTCGCGATGCGTGGCGCTCAGGCGCAGACGTACTACGCGAGCGGAACGGTGCAGGTCAGCACAACTTCTCTCGAAGCGCGCCTGGATGATCTCGCGAAGTCTGTCGCGGCTGTTGCGCGGCGACCGGTGCAGTCCGAGACGAAGCTGATGCTCGACTCGCGCCAGATCGCGCAGGCCGTCGCGACGCATGTGCACGACGAAGGCCGGCGCCTTGACCAGTGGGGTCAGGTGCAGATGTGACGACGAGTGGAGGCTCGATGGATTTGCAGCCGAAGCTGCCGAAGCGCCTCATCGGCGAGGGTCGGTATGACGCTTTCCCCATGATCGCGGCGAACGGGAATGTCGTGTGTGCGCTGTGGCGTTCCGCGAAGCCAAATGGGCACGTCGCGGACGTCACGGCGCGCATCAAGGGCGCCATGTCGACTGATGGTGGCGCCACGTACGGCAAGGTTTTCACTGTCGCGTGGGATGACGGTGATGCGCTGACCGAGGTGTCGCCGTCTGGCCTGGCGTGGGACGCGACCCGCTCGAAGTGGGTGTGCGTCGTCCTCGTTAAGCGGTTCCCTGATACCACATATCGGGGCCCGAAGTATGAGGCCGTCATCATCACGTCGACGGACGGGATGGTGTGGTCGAAGGCCGCCGATGTGCGGTTCGGCGTGAGCGGGTTCGCTTTCGTGTCGGGTATCTCGATCGACGGCGGGCGGTGGCTGGTTTCTGCGTACGGCGCGGTGGTGCCGGACGCGAAGTGGACAGTCATGACAGTCGCCTCGACTGACGGGGGCGCGTCGTGGACCGCCCCGTCCACCCCTGTGGGCGCGCCGGATGTTCAGCTCGCCGAGCCGCAGGTTACGCGTCTCGCATCCGGCTCCTGGCTGATGGCCGCCCGGTGCGACGAGCTGATGACGGTGCACCTTTTCCAGTCCGATGATGGGGTGTCGTGGACTTTCAAGTCTGCGCCCCTGGGCGGCGTTTCGGGTGCTCCGACGATCGCTCAGGCGAGTGACGGGACGCTGGTGATGCTGCTGCGTGGGCGCCCCACCGTCGACGGCACGCATGGCCGGTGGTTGTGGGCGTCATCCGATGACGATGGTGAGTCGTGGGCGCTGCACGCTTTCCCGAGCGCCGGGTACATGATGTACGGCGGGCTGGTGGCGGTCGGTGACACTCTCGCGTGCGTTTTCGCGGCGGAGGATGACCCGGACAGGCTGTGGGAGTCGGCGAGCGTGTACTCGACCGTTTTCGCGTCGACGCCCCTCGTCGCGCAGGAGCGCGTCGTCGATGGCGTGTTCTGCATCGAGATCCTCGGCGGCGGCCTGACTGGGCGAGTCACTCGTGTCACCCAGGACCCGCGCACCGGCCTCGATGTCATCGACCAGGTGCGTGTGCGCCTGCTGTCTGGTGATGGTGGCGCGCGGGACTTCGAGCTGCAGCAGGGCCGCGTTGCCCGCTACTACGTGGACGACCGTGCGGCCGCTCCAGTCGCCGGGCCAATCCTTCCCGAAGCGTGGTTCATTCACCCGACGAAGCCGTCGCTGAGCGTGCCGGTGACGATCGTCAGCGACGGTGAGCGCGACTACCCCGCCGACGTCGCGCTGACGCAGGTCCCGTCGACGGCGCGCTGGGGCGATCAGACGACAGTGATGCGCTCATCGGGCCGCCTGGGCGCCGCGACCGGTTCCACGGTGATCCGCACCAGCACCGAGATCGACGAGTACCGGCTGCGTGACTGCCTCGGTGACCTCACCCCGATCTTCTGGTCGCACCACCCCGGCCTGCGCATGCCTGAGTGGATCGGCGTGACCAGCGTCAAGAGCACCCGCGTAGTGCAGATCTGCCCCTGCGGGTGCGGACACCGGCTCGACAATGTCGGGCACTGGCGGCACTGGACGATCGAGTGGGTCGAGCAGGCCCGCCCCGACGTTGACGCGATGCCGTACCGCTACCGGATCGAAGAAGTGGACTCGCCGATCATGGCGCTGCCCATCCCCATCAGAGAGGTGTGACCGTTCATGGCTGAACGCTTCGTTGCCACGCGCACCCTGTCGGCTCAAGAGGCGCGCATCCCTCTGGTCGTCGACCAGGCGCGCTCCCGCACTTTCGCCGAGGCGCTCGACCTGGCGCAGATGTCCCTACGCGGGCAGCCCCTTCCCCAGGATCACGCCATCGACGAGGCCGAACGCCCCACCGACGACGGTGGGCTCATCATCGAGCGAATCATCATCCTGCCCTAACCGCATACCGCACACCATCCCGAAGCCGCCCCACCGTGGGCGGCTTCGCCGTTCCCGGAAAGGCAAGGTGATGGCGGGTGGCGATCAGCGGCGCGCAGATCAAGAGCGTCCTCGCGAAGGTGGGGGCGACGAGTGGGCAGGTCACGACGTGGGACTCCCTCGCCAGTGGTGCCCGTGAAGCGCTCAAGCGTCTCGAGGCGGTCAACGGTAGGCGTCTGACGGTCGTGCAGGCCGCAGCTTTCCTCGCGACGATGGCGCAGGAGTCCGGGTACTTCCGCACGACCACGGAGTACGGCACTGGGCAGCGTTACGCGCCGTATATCGGCCGCACCTTCGAGCAGATCACGTGGCAGCAGAACTACGGCGACTTCGGGGCGTGGGCGAAGCGTCAGGGGCTCGTGACCGACGCGAATGTGTTCGTGAAGTCCCCGGCGTCCCTGTCGTCGCTGACGTGGGCGTGGCTCGGCGGCGTCTGGTACTGGACGGTCAACCGCTCGAGCTGGGACCCGTACGCGAACCTGCTCGAGGTGTCGGCGACGGGCTCGATCCTGCTCGTGTCCCGCGCCGTGAACGTCGGCAACCCTAACAGTGACGTCACCCCCTACGGGATGGCTGAGCGAACAGCGATGTTCGATGGTTTCAAGGCGCTCGGCACGTCGATCCTGCCGTCCACCGCAACAACGAGCGCGCCGGCAACCACGAATGTCCCTGCGGGCGCGATCCCCGGCACGGCCGCGCAGGTCATCGCCGAAGCGAACCGCCTGTGGAACAAGTACAAGGGCAAGCTGTACTGCTACAACTGGCCCGGACTCAAGGAGCTCGGACGTACCGCCGAATACTGGTGCGCCGACTTCGTGCGCCTCGCACTGCGGCGCGCCACCGGCTACGACTGGGCGAACTACACCGCAGGCCGTGCTGGCCCCGCCTACTGCCCTGCGCTGGTGTCCGGCATGGTCCGCGACCCGTACTGGTCTGAGGTCAAGTACGCGCAGGCGAAGCCCGGCGACGTCGTCTTCTTCTTCCGCGGCTCCCTGTCCTACCACATGGGCCTCGTCGAGACTGGCCCCAGCGGGGGCGGCCACGACATGCAGACCATCGAAGGGAACACCTCGACGCCCGGCATGTCGACGAGCATGTCGGCCGGTGGCACCCTCGCGAAGAAGACGCGCGACGACCGCTACTACTCGATGCGGATCTTCCGACCGACGTACGTCCCGCCAGCCGTGGAGACGACCGACCCTGTCGAGGACGCTGACGCGGACGCGACGACTGAGCAGGACGCGGCGGCGCTCGATGAGATGCCGGACATTTCCAGCTTCGACGCACCCTCGGTGCCGCCCTTGCGGCGCAACCCCGTCGACGGCCTGAACCCATCTTCGGGCTTCTGGAAGGCCGTGACGTCGCCTCATGCGAAGCGTGTTTCGCGGGCGTCCCTGTGGTACGGCGGGGTGCCCGTCGACGGCGGCGAGGATCTTCCCCTCGTCGCGAACTCCTCGAACATCAGCGTCGGTGGCGACAACAGCGCGGTGCGCCGGCGAGCGAACCTCACGTTCGCGCCGTCCCCGTACGGGCGCCACCGCAACCTGCGCGAACTGCTCGAGTACCCCGGCGTCGAGATCCGCGTCGAGACGGGCTTCGACCTCGGCGGATATGCGGAGATGGTGCCCGTCTTCCAGTCGTCGCCGACTTTCACGGTGGAGACAGACTCGGACGGGCAGATCAAGGTCGATGCACCCGACCGCATGGAGATGGTCGCGGCCGACGGATTCCCCCGCCCAGTCTGGTCAAACACGCAGTGCTCGATGGTCGGCGCCATCCAGTGGTTCATCGAAGAATCGGACCCCGGAGCCCGCCTCGTCGACCTCACCGGACGAACCGACCTGCTGCCCGATCTCTTCTGGGACGCGGGCGCCACGTCGCGGGTCGACGCCGTCACGCAACTCGCGTCCGCCCTCGGCGCCGAGATCTTCAAAAGCCCCGCGGCTGGCATCTACGTACTGCGCCCCATGTCCGCGCCGGGATCGCTGCGCCCCCGATGGACGGTGCAGACCGGCGTCGACATCGTCCAGTCCACCCGGCGCATCGACAAGTCACGCATCTACAACAAGTGCATCGTGACGTCGCGCCGCTCGGACACGCCAGTCGCTCGAGCCGAGTGGGTCAACACCGACCCGAGCAGCGTGACGCGTTTCGGGGGCGTCGCAGGCCGCCGCGAGTTGTTCGTGGAGACGTCGCTCATCAGCGACCGCGAAGACCTCGAAGCGTACGCCCGCAGCGTCGTCGCCCGCTGGTCCGGCGCCGTCGTGGAGATCGACTGGTCGATGCTCGTCAACCCGTTGATGGAGGTGGGAGACACGATCCGCGTCGTCACGCCGCAGTACACGTACGAGTGTGCGATCGACAGCTTCGAGATCCCGCTGGGCTCACAGCCTGCGGTGTCCGCGAAGGCTCGCAGCCTTTCGCTGCCGGGGGTGGGCTGATGGCGATCCCCGTGTACCGGCTGCCCCCTCCACAGCTCGAGCTCGTGAGCGTCACGTGGGCGCACCCCGGCAATGCGGGCGGCGCGCCGACAGCGCCGGGCGCTCCCCCCATCCCGATCCTCATCGACCTGGGCGGCGCCGTGGGCCGCGCCAACGTCCCTTACGGCCTGGACCCAAAAACCGGCGACAACGTCACCGTTGTCCGCACCGGACAGACATACCTCGTGAGCGCGATCGTGCAGCGCGCCGCAGACCTCACTACGCAAGGAGATACCGCATGAGCGGGTGGATCGAGCCAATCACAGGGCTGCCGCGTCCCGACGGTCCGGATTACGTGGCGGACATCCCGGCCATAGAACGCGACTTCATGCGCCGCCTGGTGCCGCTGCTGCGCAACCGCTTCGAAACGCTGGACGACGTACGCGCCGCATACCCGCAACTCACGACCGCCGACGCGGGCGTGTCCGCACTGGTGCCGAGCGACGGCGTCGAGTACCGCTGGGACGGCAAGCAGTGGGGGCCGTGGGATCTGACGCTGAAGTCATGGACCCCGATCTGGGCGACCGGATCTGAGCTGGGGCGGCTGGCAATCATGGACGGCACCCTCGAGGGCGTCTACATGCGCCGCGGGCCGCTGGTGTGGTGGAAGATCACCCTCATCCGTGGCGAGCGGACGAACCTCGGCACGGGCGCGTACTCGTGGACACTTCCGTTCGCAATGCGCAGCTACAGGCAAACCGGCACCGGGTACGTCCGCGCCAGCAACGTCGAGTCCAGCGGCGGCGTCGCTTTCCGTGACTCGACCCGCGCCATCCTCGTCGTCGGGGGCAGGCGCGTCGGCTCCGACTCCTTCGCCTGGAAGGCCGGCGACGAGATCGTCCTGTCCGGCGAGACCCTGATGGGGGGTGTCCTCTGATGCCCGCGACGATGAAAAACCTCATCATCCAGCCCGCCGATGTCAGCCTGAACCCACTCGGCGCCGGGTCAGGCACGGCCGACGCGACCGTCAGCGTCGTCTACGACCGCGACGTGTGGGCCAACGGGCAGCCCGTGCCGCGGGTGCCGCTCGTCTCGACGAGCATCCCCACCGCGGGCCTGCGCGTGCCCGTCCTCGCGAGCGACGACCCGACAATCACCGAGGGCGCCGGCTTCGTCATCAAGGTCGTCGTCGAGACAGCACCCCGCATCGGGCAGCACAACGAGACGGGGGTGAGCCTGGCACGCACGATCCAGGTCGTCACAGCCGACCCAGCCGAAATCCCCCTCGGATCGAAATCAAGCCTCACGCAGGTGGCCGACCCGGCGCAGTACGCCGACGTCATGTCCGCGATCACCGCTGCCGCCGAAGCAAAGGCTGCCGCCGCACAGGTGAAAGCATCCGCCGCCACAATGGTCGCCGATGTGGCCGCGTCGAAGGCAGCCGCGACGCAGGCCGCATCATCCGCCGCGAGCATGGTCAAGCCCACCGACGCGGGCGTCTCGAGCGTCATCGCCTCAGGCACGCAGACGGGCGCGGCATTCGCGAACATGCTCGCCGACCCCGATTCCACGGCGTCAGTGGCACTGTCACACACCTATGTGCGGCAGGACTGCCTGGCAGGTCTCACCGCGTGGCGCGTCGCCTACCACACGCGCGGCCTCAAAGCCGCACGCATCATGGTCCTCAGCGGCCATGAGGGCGTTGGTGCCACGACCACCGCGACACGCTTCACGAAGCTACTGCAGGACCGCCTACGCAAGGGGGAGCCTGGAGGGCTCGGGTGGGTCAATGCCGCACAGTCGGTAGCCTCTATCCCGCAGGCCACGACGGTCACCGGATCAACCAAGGTTTACACCGTCGGCAAGGGCATTTCGGGCACTACGCTCAATCTCGACAACGGCGCGACGGCCACCTTCCCCGCCGCGACGTGCACATCCGTCAAGGTCTACTACACGAAGCAAGCGACCTTCGCGGGAAATGTCGACGTTCTCATCGACGGCACCAAGGTGGGCACCCTGTCATCGGTCGGCGGTGACATCGACGGCCAGGTCGCAACCTTCACGGTGAACCGAGGGCCGCACATCGTGTCATTCCAGGGCGTCGCAGACGGGGCTAACAACTTCCCTCTCGAAGCAGTCGAGTTCTTCGACGGCGACGAGAACTCCGGCGTCCACGTCATCGACGCGACAACGCAAGACCAGAAAATCAAAGACATGATTACGACCTGGTATTCGTGGGACACCGGACGATGGGTCGCAACGAAGGCCCTCAACCCTGACCTCATCCTCGTCTACGCGGGCGACGCGGACTGGCTCGCCAACGGCATCGCATTCATCGACACCGCCGTGCAGGCTCTCATCGACAAGATCAACAACTCGACGACAGGTCCGCACTCAATCCTTTTCGTCATGCCACCGCGCCCCGTCCCCAAGAGCGGATCGCAGGCCGGAACGCCCGAGGAGTATGCCTACCTGCAAAAGCTCCTCCAGTCCGTCGCCCTAGCGAACCCGGACCGTGTCGCGTTCTTCGACATGGGCACACAGTGGCCCCGACTGCAGGCCGGCGACTCGGGGCTCGGTCTCATGAGCGACCCCGCGAACCCGCAGCACTACTCAGACAAGGGAAACACTTTCCTCGCCGCGATCCTCGCTAACCTTCTGACAGGGTGACACAACGTGAACAATCTCCCCGGGTCGCTACTATCGCAGCTCCCAGGCGTGCAAGCCCCAACCACGATCCAAGAATGCCAACTCATGTGGGACAGGGTACCCAGCCACATTTGGACAGGATCAGACGGCGGCTTCTCCGTGCCGGTAGCCAACGGCCGCGCCGTATGGTTCTTCGGCGACTCGAACACCTACTCCGCGTCCATGCATTCAATGGTCATGGTGCAGGAAGAGGGCCGAATGCGGCTGGTGCTGCGGCAGCTGATCCCGGACGAGGGGTCGACGGTGTACTGGCCCGGATACGTCGCACGCGTCGACGCTGACACGCTGCTCGTGTCCTGCCTGGGCATCGAGCCAATCCAGGGCGGGTGGAACAACAAACCGAACCGCGGTGCGCTACTCAAGATTGACGCCGCGAGCGGCGACCTGTCATTCGCGGGGTGGGCGAAGGGATGGCCCACATCGGGTGGCGAGTCGTGGACGCACCCAGTCCTGTCGGGCGGCGACATCCACTTCTTCCGAGACGCCCAAAACCCGGACAATCCCTACCAGTCAGGCATCTTTTACACCCGCGCGCCCTACGCGAAGATCGACGACCCAACCGCCTACACGCCGAAAACGCAGCTCGTCGCATACGGGGTGACGGACGGGTCATGGTCTCCCTGGCGCGCATCTGACGGGACGTTCCGGGCACTCAGCCTCGACCCCAGCCGGCGCGACGCAATCATCTTCAAGGCAGACACGCCGGCCGGGCCGTGGATCATCGAAACAGTCACCAAGGGATGCGCGCCCGACCCAGGCGACGACGCAGCCACATACGTCGCGCACGCACACCCCGACATCCGTCTCGCCTCGGGTGGCCTCGCATGCACGGTCAGCGTCGCTAAGACGTGGGGCAACGCCTACATGAACCGGCCCCGATTCTTCGAGGCGAAATGGAGCAAGCCATAACCCGCCGCCCCGACACACCCGACACCCTACGGAGGCACGCATGACTGACATGCCCGACGGCACCCTGTACGGCACGATCACAGGCAGCGTGTCCGCCTTCATCGGAGACACGGAAAGCGACACGAACGACCTGCCCGACCGCGTGCCCGTGCCCACCGGATCAACGATCTCTTTCGAGCCGAGCATCAGCTACGTCATCGTAGAGTCCAGCCCGAAACGCGACATCATCTTCGCCACACCCGAAACGGTGATGCTCGACGACGACGGTGGGTTCTCGGTGAAGCTCGTAGCCTGCGACTCACCCAACCTGAACCCGAGCGGCTGGTACTACACGGTGCGGCTTAACGTGCCGGGACGTGCCGCGCTGACGGCTCGCGTGCAAGTCCTCGGCGGGCAGTCAATCACGCTCGGCGAGGCGATCGGCGCGGCACAGCCGGGCACCGCGATCGCGAAAGTCGAGGGACCGGCTGGACCCCCCGGGCGCACGCCCACCGTGGCGATGACGGGCGACCAGCTCGTCATAGACGGCGTCGTCGTCGGCCCGCACCTGACAGGCCCGCCTGGCCCCGCGTCGAAGCTGAAGGTCGGCACGGTCACGACGGGTGCGCCCGGCTCGCAGGCCGCCGCGTCGCTGACGGGCGCCGCCCCAAATCAGGTGCTCGACCTCACGATCCCTCAAGGCCCGAAGGGCGATACCGTACCCGCTGGCCCCGTCGACCCGCAGGGCAGCGCCGGACAGCCGACCGCGTTCGAGCTGCGCGGCACCGGCTCACCATACGGCGTCATCACCCCACCCGCAGCGGGCGTCTACTACACCGACACGGCAGGCACGACTGGCGCGTGGCGCTGGATCGCCACCGGCACGACGAGCACGTCATGGGTTGTGCAGCACGGCGACACCGGGTGGCGTGACATCTCATCGCTCCTTATCAGCGAGTGGGTCGCGTCCACGACATACGGCGCGCCATGCCTGCGACGCATCGGCTCCATCATCTACACGCGCGGCGGCATCAAGGACGGAACCTCACCGCAGGCGCTCAAGCCCATCCCCGCAGGATTCGGCACCACAGGGTTCCTCATCGTCCCCACCTTCACCACGGGCGCAGGATTCCAAAACCTCAACATCTCAAGAAGCTACGTCATCGACGCCGTGCCTAGAAGCGGGGAAAACCTCCTCGGAGGCTCATGGCCCGCTGGGGACACCTGGCCGTCCACGCTCCCCGGCACTCCCGCCTAAACCCCCAACCCGAAAGGCTCCATCATGGCAACCCTCGCCGAGCACATCGCAGCACGCAACGACAACGACCTCCTCGCCCGCTTCGTCGCTGCCGCCGAAGTCACCGGCATCGACAACCCCCAGGGGTGGGCCGAGCAGCACCGCGGCGAACTCGTCGCCGCCCGGGTCGACGACGATCACTCCGTCAGCGACGTGCACGCCTACGCCGTCTCGACCTACCAGCCCACGCCCCGTCCCGGCGCCAACCCGGCAGCCGTCACCGACGAGCAGATCAAGGCGGCCGTCAAGGCGGTGCAAGAAAAGCGGGCCGCAGGGTGACCCGCACCGAGCATGCGGCCATCACCCGAGACCGCATCCTGCGTGCGCGCCTGTGGCTCATCCCGTGCGCTCTCATCTGGATCCCCATGGGCATCGGCACGATGAACGGTCTCGCGGGCAAACCGCGCGACGCGCCGCACCTGCTCATCCCGCAGGATATTCGCGGCTGGGTGTGGATCGTCACCGGCCTCGCCGCGCTCGTCGTGCTCGTCGCCGACCGGCACCGCAGCGAACACGCCACGCGTGTCGCGGCGGCGCTGCTGCTCATCATGCCGCTCGTGCGGGCCTTGTCATACAGCATCGCGGGCGTCTACGCGATCGTCGACCTCGACGGAAACGGCGGCCTCAACGGCTCACCAAGCGCCTACTACACGTGCCTACCCTGGTGGACGATCTCCCTCGCGATCCTCACCCAGGCCGTCAACTGGCGCCACATCGGCAGGTGCATCATCGCCCGAGTCAGGGGGTCGCGTGAGTGACGCATTCTGGCAGGCCATCGGGCCCGTACTCGTCGCCCTCGTCGGTGGGCCGCTCGTGCTGCTCGTGAGCCGCTCCGACAAGAAACCAGCCGACACGCCGCCATCCGGTGAACGCCAAGCCATCGAAGCAGGCCTCGGCGTCTCCACAGCAGGCGTACCCGACGAGTCGATCGCCGTCTTCGCGCGCCTCTACGGCGACATCAGCGCCCTGCGCACCGAACTCGGAATCGAACGCACCTACGCCGACGACCTCGACGATCACATCGACGACATGATCGCCGGCCACTCCGTGGGCCGCTACCCACCGTGGCCTGAAAAGCCCACCCGCTCAGGCTCCACCCGAGCCTGACCCCCCACACCATCCACGCCCCGCGCCACCCGGCCGGGGCGTTCGCATGCCCCGCGCAAGGAGAAGCGATGCCCCTGCCCATCACGACGATCCCGTCCCCGAACTTCACGCGAGGCCGCGCCCGCAACGTGCGTGTCGTCGTCATCCACACCGTCGAAGCGCCCGAGCGCGGCACCATCGCCGAGGACGTGGCACGCAACTGGTTCGCCACCCCGGCCGCCCGCTCGAGCGCGCACTACGTCGTCGACAACGACTCGATCGTGCGCTGCGTCGACGAAGCGCACACCGCGTGGGCCACCCCCGGCGCGAACGCCGACGGCATCCAGATCGAACACGCCGGCTACGCCGCACAGAACCCCGGCCAGTGGGGCGACGACTACTCCAGCGCCATGCTCGAGTTGTCCGCGCGCCTGACCGCCGACCTGTGTCGCCGCTACGCCATCCCCGCCGTGCACCTCACGCCCGCTCAGCTCGCGGCCGGCGCTCGCGGCATCATCGGCCACATCGACGCGACGAACGCCTACGGCCCCCGAGGCGGGCACACCGACCCCGGCCCGTCCTTCCCGTGGGACGCCTACCTCGCGAAGGTGCGCGGCTACCTCGGCCAGGCCGCGGCCGTTGCCCCGAGCAACACGTTCCCGCTGCCCGCCGGCCACTGGTACGGCCCCAACGACGGCACGGTGCGCTCGCACTCCGGCGTGCGCGTCGCCGACAAGGGCGTCGTCGCGCGCATCCAGAAGGCTGTCGGCGCAAGCGCGGATGGCATCTACGGTCCCGCCACGAAGGCGAAGGTCGCCGCGTGGCAGGCCGCTCACAAGCTCACGGCCGACGGCATCGTCGGCCACCGCACCTGGGCTGCCCTCAAGCCCTGAAAGGACACGATCATGGTCGATTCCGCATGGGCTGACTCGAAGCTCGCAGCCGCCCACCTCCTCGCCGCCGTCACCGACCTCAAGGCGCTCGGATGCTATGCGCTCGAGTACCCGAAGGCGAACCCGACGTTCCACATCAACGGTTCGCGCCACGCTGCGACCGGCTACGGCGGCCGCGCGTGCGCGTGCGACGTCAACCGTGACCCCCGCGGCCCGAACAGCGAAGACGAGCGCGCCTGGTTCGAGAAGGTCGGCCAGCACATCGCATGGGGCCACGGCCTCTCCGTGACGTGCGGGCTCTACGGCTACGTCGAGAACCATGTGGGCGCGAACATGCACTTGCACATCGACGACGGCCCCTGGTCGAACGTCGGCGACAAGCGCGGCGTGTTCCGCACCCCGAAGGCAGCGCAACCCACGCTCCCCGCATGGCCCGTGCGCGCGTTCCAGAAGGCACACGGCCTCGTCGTCGACGGCATTCCGGGGAAGCTGACGACGGCCGCCCTGCAGCGCGCCGTTGGTGCGACGCCCGATTCGATCTGGGGCAAGGCCACGACGGCCGCGATTCAGGCGAAGGTCGGCGCCGTCGTTGACGGCATCCCCGGCGGCGAGACGTACTTCAAGCTCGGCGTCGCCATCGAAGGAGGCGCGCTGTAATGGGACGCATCATCACCGACCCCGCCGTGCGGCAGAAGCTCTACGCCGTCATGACGGCGCTCGTGCCGATCCTCGTCGGCGCGGGCATCGTCACCGAAGCCGACGCGGGCAAGTACGTCGCGCTCGGCGGCGCACTGCTCGGCATGCTGACGACGATCCTCGCCGCAGTGAACACCCCGCCCGCCGGGTACACCCCGCGCCACGCGGACGACGGCATCCCCGACGACGCGGGCGACCACCTGCAGATCATCCCCGCCGACGACGCGACGAGCGACACCAAGTCCGACGCCGCACGCTGACGGCACCTGCACAACGAAGCGCCCCTCGACTCCACCACGGAGACGAGGGGCGCTTTTCGTGCGTTCACAGCACCCGCTCCACCAGCGCCCCTGCGAGCGCCGACACCGGCACGCCATCCGCGCGCACGTACACGCGATCGCCCGAGCGCATCACCGACTCGACCACGACGACGTCGCCATCCATGACGACACGGTCACCCGCGCGCAGATCGGCCGCCAGCACGACCTCGACGTCCTGCGAGCCGTCGCCCTCAGCGGGCGGCGTCGGGGTGGGGTGGGAGTCGATGTCCATCAGGACGCGTCCTTCTTCTCGATCTGCTTCATGTCGTCTGACACCCTGTAGTCCAGCATGGCACCGACGTCGGTGAGTGCCTTGCGTGCGAGCTCGGTAGCGACGTGCTGGTATCCCCTCGAGGTGACGATGGACGAGTGACCCATGATCGCGGTCACGACATGCGGGTCGACGTTCGCCTCGAGCAGTAGCGACGCCGTCGTGTGTCGCGCCTCGTGCAGCGTGTACGGCTTCCCGTCCGGGCGCTTCACCTGGGCGGCTTCCTGCAGGGCGTACCACGACTCCCGGTCACGATCCTTGTGCCGCGGCCGCGGGCTCCCGTCGCGCATCCGGCGCGTGTCCGGCAGCGTGAACACCAGGCCCCACTCATTCTCCGGCGCGACCTCCCGCCACGCCTTGAGCGCAGCCCACGCCATCGGCGACAACGGCACCATGCGCCGCCCCTTCGACGTCTTCGGGCGCAACAGGTAGTAGTTGTCGACGACGTGGCGCGCTTCCATGCCCTCGGGAAAGACGATGCGCCCCGCCTTCTTGTCTCTCGGCAGTGGCTGTAGCTGCCACGCGATGTCGAGCGTGCCGTTGTCCAGGTCGACACGATCCCATTCGAGGCCCAGCACCTCACCCTGACGAAGCGCCTGATACAGCGCGAGGATCCACCGCGCCAGGTCAGGCGTCCCATCAGCCTTGCGCAGCAGCTTCTTCGCATCGTCGACGGGGATCGCGTCACGAGTCGACGGCGCCATCGCGGGACGCTTCATCTCGAAGATCCCGTCCGGCACCGGGTAGCCCTCGACACGGGCCGCCTTGAGCATGGTGCGCAGCTTGCTGATGGCGGCGCGTGCGGTCGTCGAGGAAAGGCCCGCTTTCAGGATGGCGGTCTCGACCTTGCGCGCGTCGGCGGGTCGCAGGTCACCAAGGTTGCGGGTGCCGATGGTGGGTACGATCCACTTCATGATGAGGCCCCGGTCGGTGACGAAAACGTTGGGCCGCACGTGCTTCTGATGCTCGGGCAGCCACTTGTCGGCCCACGCCTTGACGGTCATCTTCGCGGCGAGAGCTTCTGGCATCTCGGCCATGACTTCGCGCAGCTTCTTGCGCAGCTTGGCCTTGCACTTGTCTTCGTCCATGTCGCTGACGGTGATGCGCCGGCGCTTGCCGTTCGCGTTCCATCCGGCTTCTACGCGTCCGATCCATCGCCCGTCGGCGCGTTGCGTGACGCTGCCTGTGCCGTAAGTGCGGCGTGTACCCATGTTGGCCCTCCCGAGTGTGCCCTTCTGTATGCCCATCCACACCCTAGGGGCGTCCTATGACACATCGAAAATTAGGCGTCATTCCGGGCGAGTTGCCCGGCATCACGTCCTATTCTACCTGTCTTGTAAACAGGTGGTTGCGAGTTCAAGTCCCGTCGCCAGCCCCCCCAGGATTCCGCGCCATTCCGGGGCAAAAGCCGGGAAAGGGTGGAGCACTACACCCCCGCCAGTTAACCCATTGTGTGCCCATCTTCTCTGAGAAGCACACCGTATGCCCATCCTGGGATACACACTTCGAGCGCACCCGCTCATCTACGATCAGCTCATGAAGAAGCTCGCCGCGCTCGCAGCCCTGCCCCTGCTCGCCCTCACCGCCTGCGGGGGTGACAAGCCGAAGACCGTCGAGGCCAACGGCAGCATGACGCTGCACGCCGAAGTCGGCGACAGTAGCGGAATCGAAGACCAGACCCAATACATCTCCGGCAGTAACGGCACCGAAGCCGCCAAGGGCGACAAGTGCGACGGCAGCGGAGGATTCAGCGACATCCAGAGCGGCGGCCAGGTCACCATCACCGACGACGGCGGCAAGACGATGGGCCTGGGCAACCTCAGCGCCGGCGAACTGCAGAGCGACGGCAACTACGGCAACGACTGCCGCTTCACCTTCACCGTCAAGGACGTCGACCCGTCCGCGAAGTACTACAAGGTGAAGATCGGCCACCGCGACGGCCCCACGTACACGCTCGACGACCTCAAGAAGGGCCCCGCGCTCACTCTCGGCGACTGACCCCACCCACAGCCGCGCCCCCGACCTCGAGGTCGGGGGCGTTTTCGTGTCTCCATGTCGCTATCACAACGTCACGCGGCCCTGTGGCACATCCTCCACGCGTCGACGATCGCCATCGTCACGCCGAGCTCGCGCGCCATGGCGCCCGCGTGGCCCTCGCACAACCGCTCGGCGGCCGCGTAGTCGTCGGGGTCAATGAGCAGCCGTGCCGCGTACGCGTTCGCCTGCACCTCGAAGCGCGGCGAGTTCCCGACGTGCCCGTGGTGGTGGTGGCCGAGCTCGTGCGCGATGGCGACGACCTGCGCCGACTCCGATAGGCGCGGGTTCACGCGGATCGCGCCCATGAAGTAGTCGGCGCGCTCGACGACGGGCGTCCATTCCACGCGAGCGCCCGCCGACTCGGCAAGGGCAACAAGGTCGGCGGGCGTCTTCATGCGGTTCTCCTACGGCTGATCCTGCTGGGCCTCGATCTCGGCCTCAACGTCGTGGCCGAGCGCGGCACGCTCAACCTGTTCGGGTGACTCGACCGTAGAACCAGACGGTGACAACCCCGGCTTTCCCGGGAACGCGAGCACTTGGCCGCCGCCACGACGCTCCGCCCGCTCGACGATGACATGCGGCGCGATGCCGATGACGACACAGAGAGCTTCGAGCTGGTCGACGTCGAGCATTCGCTTGTAGTCGCGTAGGCGACTCAGTTGCGAATGATCAATGCCCGAACGTCTGCCCACTTCGCGCAACGACATGCCTGCCGGCAGCTCTGCGAAGACTTCATCGACGACACGACGAGCGAAATCGTCGGGGTTCTTTGCGTATCCCATGTGTCTCAATCTAGCACCACTCGCCATTTTTTGGTGTTTGTTGACAACAGCGGTGTCTGCTGCCACCATTAAGCCATGCACAGCGCACAGACCCTCAACCAGGGGTTTGCCGCCGAGGTGCGTGCGGAACTCGCCCGCCAGGGCAAGACCCCCACGTGGCTCGCCGAGCAGACCGACATCAACATCAACACGCTGCACCGCCGCCTCAAGGGCGGGTCGCGGTTCAGTCTCACCGAGGTCGGGTACATCGCCCGCGCCCTCAACCTCACGGTCGCCGAACTGATGATGCGCGCCGAGCGCGGACTCATCGCGGCCTGACACGAAGAAAGCCCGCCGCTGACCAGAGCGACGGGCAGCCCACCAAGGAGACAGGAACTCCCAATGGACAGCAACATCGTACAGTTCCCCGCCGGAGCGGCCGAGGCTCAGCCGTTCGACTTCAACGGCCAGCAGGTGCGCGTCGTCATCATCGACGGCGAGCCTCACTTCATCGCCACCGACCTCTGCGATGTCCTCGACATCCGCAACAGCCGCGATGCACTCGCCCGCCTCGACGACGACGAGAAGGGTGTCGTTACTACCGACACCCTTGGTGGCCCGCAGCAGGTCGCCGCCGTCAACGAGTCCGGCATGTACGCCCTCGTCCTGACGAGCCGCAAGCCCGAGGCCAAGGCATTCAAGAAGTGGGTGACCGGCACCGTCCTGCCCGCCATCCGCAAGACCGGCTCCTACCGCGCGCCGAAGGAACTCACGTTCGAGGAGATGGTCGAGCGCACCCTGCTCGAATCCCGCGCCCGCATCCAGGCACTCGAGTCGGCCGTGCAGGAACTCGAACCGAAAGCGAACGCGTGGGAGCGGTTCTGCAGCGCGACGGGCGACATGAGCAGCAGCGAAGCCGCGAAGACGCTCGCCCGCGGCGGCTACGACGTCGGCGGCCTCCACAAGCTCTACGCCCTGTGCGACAAGAAGCGCAGCGAAGGCGGCCTCGGCTGGTTCTTCCGCAACGGCCACGAGCAGCGCGAGCCCTACCAGTCGGTCATCGACCGGGGCCTCATCCGGGTGAAGACGTCGTCCATCGAGAACCAGCGCACTGGCGAGATGTTCGTCAGCCTCACCCCCCGATTCACCGCGAAGGCTCTCGACGCCATCGCCAAGCACCTCGACGCAGCCAAGGAGATCAGCGCATGAGCACCAACATCACCTGGGAAGAACCGCCTGGAGACCACAGGGGCCGCCCCACCAAGATGCCCGTCATCGTCGAACAGCTCAAGACCCGCCCCGGCCAGTGGGCGCGCACCGAAGTCAGCTACAAGACGGCCGCCGGGTACGCCAAGAGGCACCCAGAAATCGAAATCACCTCAAGAAACCTCGGAAAGCCCAACGAAGCCCTCTACGCCCGCTACATCGGGACGGAGTCCAACGATGCCTAAGCCCACCACCCCGACCGCGCCGATGGTGTCCTACAAGATCGTGGGAGCCGCCACCGCCTGCCAGGTCAGCGCCGACTACATCCGCCAAGCCCTGCGCGCCACCGACCCCAACGGCTACCCCCGCCCCCTCGAAGGCCGCCGCCTGTCCGACGCCCCCAACGCCGAGTACCGCATCGAACACGACGCGCTCGTGCGCTGGATCCGCAGCTACCCGGAGGCGTCATGACCACCCCCCGCATGAGCGTCGTCGACGACCAGGGCACCGCGAAACTCCTCCTCGACCTCAACGGCCGCGACGTGCTCGTGACACGCGAACAGCTCGAGGCGATGACACTGCTCGTCGACCCCGCATCCGTCACGGTCGCGCACTCCCGTGCCCTGCAGATGATGGCCGAAAGCGAGCGCCCGTGCCACCACTGCGGTGACCGGCCGTCCGTCGGGCGTGACGAGTACGGCGCGCCACGCTGCCAGATGCACGAAGACGCCGCGAATGCTGCCGGATGGGACGCGTCATGAGCCCCATCGAAGCGTGGCTCGCACTCGCCTCCCCTGCGCTCATCTTCGGTGCCCTCGCCGGACTCGAGGCGCTCGGCGACTGGTGGTGGCGCGAATGAGCCGCGAGTTCGGTCCCGCAGACCACCACCCCGCCGAATACGACGCACTGACCGACTGGCTCGACGAGCGCCCTGACGCCGACCACCCAGACCCCGACGAATACCGCGACTAAGGAGACACCCCATGACTGACGACACCCGCATGGTCGACCTGCCCTGGATCGACGGCACCACGCGCACCGTCCCCGAGTTCACCCCCTACGTAGAGCGCATAGGAGTCGTCGCATTCGCCCGAGATGGCGGTTACTCCTACCGGGGCATCGCGGACAGCCCTTTCCGCAGCCACGACTCCTACTCGGCAGCCGTCCGCATCCTCACCGAAGCGCCCGAACCGCCCGTCAAGGTCAACGTGCCGACCGGCATTGGCGCGATCGTGTCTTGTCGGTGGACCCCCGACAAGCCCGTTTTTATCCTCGGCCGACACGGGTGGCTCGGACTGAACTTGAACTGTCAATACGAAGCCAGCGCGATCGCCGAAGTACTCCGCGAGGGCGGTCGCGTCCTCTACGAAGGCGTCGACGAATGATAACCGTCACCTGCGAAACGTGCCGCACCGAGCACACCGCCCACATCATCAACGCGCTGCGCTGGAAGCTCGGCCACGCCTGCCAGCCCGCACGCCCCGCCGAAGCATCCGCGTACCAGCCGCGCCACCTCAAGGACGAACGGTGATCTACGCCCACGCCTGGCCCATCGAGGACACCGACTTCACGTTCACCGAGCTAATCGCCGAAGCACTCGACGACCTCGACGCCAACGTCCTCCCCGCCCTCGACCTCACCCGCACCAACTTCCCCGACTTCACCCACCCCAGCGGATGGCTCATCGCCACCACCGAAGTCGCCCCAGCAGAAAGGAACGCCGCATGAGGCCCGCCCGCCCCCACATCCTCGTCGAGGACGTCGACTTCATGCTCGCCACAGGTGAGCACCCCTGGCGCATCGCCCAACGCCTCGACATGACCCTGTCCGCAATGAGCCGCGCCCTGCGACGCGCTGGCCGCCACGACCTCGCATGCCGCTTCGAGCGCATCGAGGTGACCGCATGAGCAACGTCGCCGAACTCATCGGCCTACTCATCCTCGCCCTGGTGCTCGTCGGCTGGATGATCACCCGCTACATCGACGAGAACGAGGAGGACTAATGATCCAGCACACCAGCGGAATCCACGACGTGCCAGAGAACGACTACCACGGCGACCGCCGCAGCCTCTCCGTCAGCGGCGCCAAGGTTCTCCTCGACTGCCCAGCCCGCTACCGATGGCAGCAGGACAACCCCGTGCACAAGGACGCGTACGACTTCGGGCACGTCGCCCACGAACTCATCCTCGGCAAGGGCGCCGGGTATCGCGTCCTCGACTTCGACTCATGGCGATCGAAGGACGCCCGCGAAGCGAAGGAGCAGGCCCACGCTGACGGCGTCGCGCCCATCCTGACCGCCGAGCACGAACGCGCCGTCGCTCTCGCAGACGCGGTGAAGGAGCACCCGACGGCCGCAGCAATCCTCGCCCACGGGCACGCGGAGAAAGCGATCTACGCCGAGCACGCCGACACGGGCGTCCTGCTGCGGGGCCGCGCCGACTGGCTCACCGCCAAGGCCGATGGCACGCCCGTCGTCGTCGACGTCAAGACCACCGTCAGCGCCGCCCCGAAGAACATCGACCGAGCAATGGCCGACTACGGGTACGCGATGCAGGCCGCCTGGTACACCGACCTGCTCGCCCTCAACGGGACACCCGACGCGTCCTTCATCTTTTTGTTTGTCGAGAAGACCGCACCCCACTTCGTCACCCTCGCCACGCCGAGCGACGACGCCCTCGAATGGGGCCGCGCGAAGAACGAGAAGGCGATCCGCCTCTACGCCGAATGCGCCAACACCGACACGTGGCCCGGCTACCCCACCCACGAAGCGAACGTGCCCGCCTGGGCATGGAAGGACATCGACGAAGCATGAGCAACGAACTCGCACCCCAGAACACGCC